GCCGGAGCCTCAGGCAGGGCCGGGTAGTCGCGGCGGTCCATCGTCGGCAGCGTGAACGTGGTGCCCGGCGCGGTCAGGGTGGCCTTGTTGTCGTCGACCACGAGGTCGACGGGCCCGGCGGGCATGGCCGCGGTCACGTCGGCGAGGAGCCGGCCGGAGACGAGAGCGTGGCCGGGTTCGAGGACGTCGGCGGCGAGGGTGGCGCGGGTGCTGGTCTCGTAGTCGAAGCCGGAGATCGTCACCGAGTCGCCGTCGGTTTCCAGCAGGAGCCCGCCGAGGATGGGCTGGAGTGGGTTGTTGGGCAGGCGGCGGTGTGCGCGGCGCGCGGCTTCCGCGAGCTGCTTCTGGTCGATGCGGAGTTTCACGCCGCCTCCGCCACGGTGTTGTCGTCGGCGACGGTGTCGTCCTCGCGCGGCTCGGGCTGGGCGTAGCCGTCGGTCTGCAGGTCGGTGACGGGGAACAGTTCGGGCTGGATGAAGTTCACGGGTTCCTCCGTGGGATGCTGTGGTGGACTCCCGCCCGTTAGCCCCGGGCGGGGTTCTTCTTGTGCGCCGCTCCGCCGGCCCGGTGGTCATCCGGCGGGCGGCGAGATCAGTCGGCCTTCGCCCAGCTGGGCGTCTTGGCCTGCGGCGACTTGTGCAGCGGCACGACGGGCGTGATGACGGGGATCGGCTGCGTCTGCGTGACGATGGACTCGGCCTTCACCCCGATGTCGAGGCGCCGTTCCAGCTCGGCGATCTGCTGCTCAAGGCCCCGGACCACTTCGCCGTGCCGCTCGTCGATGCGCTCGATCGCCTCGGCGTGCTCGCGGTCCTTGTCGTCGAGCTGGAGCCGCAGGCCCTTGATGAGCATCCGGGCGCCGGCGAGCTTGCACTGCAGCAGGTCGATGGCGTCGGACTCTCGGTGCTTGCCGGTGGGCCGGTCCCGCCAGGAGATGCGGACGGGCAGCAGGTGGGCGATCGTCACTGTCCCTCCCGGCGAGCTCGGATGCGGGCGGAGACCTTCTCGCCGGCGAGGATCAGGAAGATCGGGGCGAGGAGGATGAACGGGGCGAGGTAGGTCACGGCCCCTCCAGTCCGGTGCGGTCGATGTAGCCGGCGGCTTCCGAGGCGCGGAAGCTGGCGGCGGTGCGGAGTTCGAACCCCTGCTCCCGCTCGAAGGCGACCTCGGCGGCGAGTTCGGCTTCGCGGGCGGTGAGCTGGTCGATGGCGGCCTGTATCTCGGCGTCGGTGCCGGGCTCGGCCGGGGCGGTCACGCCGCCTCCAGGACTTGCCGGTACATGGCGGAGGTGGTCGGCTGCTGCTCGGCGAGGACGGGCCCGTGGGTGAACAGGACGGACGGCAGCGTCAGCACTGTCGGGACGCGGCTGTCGAGGCGCTGCATGAGCGGGTCACCGGCGTCGGAGATGTCGCAGTTCCACAGCCATCGCGTGCCGTCCAGGGCGACCTGCACGCGGTCCAGGTCTATGACCGTTCCGTCGAGGTCCGTGGTCACGACGTAGCCTCCTCGACGTGCTTGCAGGGCCAGCGGTTGCCGCACGCGCACCAGTGGCAGCCGTCCAGCGGGTCCGGCACCTTGTCGTAGTGCTGCGACACGGGGGCCGCCGCTGAGCGCTCGGCGTCGAAGAAGAGCCGGATCGCGCCCCGCTCGACCTTGTCCGCGAGACGGGACACCTCGGTGCCCTCGTGGGCCTTCTTCACCAGCCACTCGACGACCTCGTCCTTGGCCTCGGCGAGAGCCTCGGTGCGGACCTCGGCGATGCGGCACCAGGGGCAGCCGCGCATGTCGTCCGGGGCGCGGAGCCAGGTGGGGTGGTCGGGGTTGCCGCACGACGCGGAAACACGGCCGTCGGGGTCTCCCAGGTCGAGTGCCCGGTACGCGGCCAGCTCGGCGGCCTGCTTCTCCTGCGCCGTCTCCGCCGCGTGCTGCGGAGAGAAGACCTGCGTGCCGTACTTCGTGGCGGTGGCGCACGGCCAGCCGGTGACGACGCCCTCCTCCTGGCAGACCGCGCACAGCCACGAGTTCGGCACACCGCAGTCGTCGAAGACCGGAATGTGGAAGCGGGCCGGGAGCTTCGCGTTCTCCTCCAGGGAGAAGCCAGCGAGGATCTCGTAGTGCGGGTGGTCCGGGGCGTGGAGGAGCGTGGCCCGCTGCTGGCACTCGTCGTGCTCGACGGGCTTGCCCGCCTCGGCGTTGCTGCGGCAGGTGCCACACGCCGACGGGTCAGCGGCCGTGCTCTTCTCGGCGAGGAACTTTGCGCGGTTCTCGACCCAGAACGGGTCCGTGTCGGGGTAGTCGGTCATGCCGCACCGTCCTGGGCTGCGATCGGGTGGTACTCGATGCGGCCGTCGCCGTACACGGTCACGGCCTCGACCGCTCCCGGAACCGCCTCGGGAATGCCGTCCGTGGAGTGGAGGACGACCTGCAGCCGGTTACCGAACCCCGGCATGATGTGGATCTCCGTCGTGCTGGAGGGAAGCTCCTCAACCAGCGGGGACGAACCCGGCGTCGCCGCGCTCACCGGGCCGCCTCCTCGCTGGCGCAGGTGCAGCGGGTGGTCATGCCGGAGACGTAGGCGCAGGTGGCGTCGTGGCCGCCGTAGGGCGGGAACGGCTTCTCGGACTCGGGAAGGGTGATGGGCGCCCAGATGGCGGTGATGGTCTTGGCGCGCTCCGCCAGCCACGCGCGGACGGCCGGCTCATCGGCCTCCGTCACGGCGATCTGGACGGAGCAGTTGAAGCTCTTCCGCTGCAGGACGAAGAACAGGAGCAGCTGCTCCGGGCCGTCCCAGTCGTGGTGGCCGGGCTTGTGCCAGTCCCAGCGGAAAAGGAGGTTGAGGTCGGGGTCACCGGTGGCGAACAGCGTCTCGTCGACGAACTGCTGCCAAGAGTCGAAGTCGGTGTGCTGGCCGTTCTTGAAGAAGTTGCCCGGCTCGCAGTAGTACGGGTGGTCGATCTCCCACAAGTGCGGGGTCTGAGAAGATGTGGACATGGTCCACGCTCCTGTTCTTCAGGGTTCTGGTGGTGTGGATCAAGGCCGTTCCCCGTGCTTGGCCGTTCGGGGGGCGGCCTCTTTGCCGCTCAGGCGGCGGCTGACAGCGCGGGTCGACGCCGAGGGATTGGCGGCCCGCTACGCGACGCGTTGTAGTAGGCATCGATGTCCTGCCTGCTGATACGGATCGCGCCGCCCTTCTTGTCCTGGCTGTAGCCCAGGCGGCCCTCTTCCATCAGGCGGCGCACGGTGTTGAAGGAGCACTTCAAGATCCAGGCGGTCTCGCGGACATCGAAGAAGGGGGCGTTGAGGTCCGCCGGCCTGGTGGGGGTCCGCGAGGACTGCTTGCTGGCCACTTCACTTCCTTTCTGGAGGATCGGGGTGGGGGGCGAGGAGTTCGGTCTCGTTCGCGTTCAGGGCGGCTCGGAGGGCCTGGTAGTTGCCAGGTCTCATGCGGGTTCGGTCGCCGCGTTCGAGCTTTCGCAGGTAGCTGGCGGTTATCCCCGCCGCTGCCGCGAGCTGCTGGACTTCCATCCCCGCTTGCATGCGCTTGGTGCAAATAGCCGTCCCGTCCACCTCGAAGGTGGTTGGGGTTTGTGCCATGCAGAGAACTTACCCATAGATGCCCAGCTCGTCTACCCATGTGTGGCATCTAGTTGCCCATCAATACTCAAGAGATGCCGGTAGATGTCCGCTCACCTGCGGGAACATGGGGTCAAGATTGGGCCTAAGTGCCTCCCAGTCCTGGCTGGTCCCCGCCAGTCCTGCGAAGATGAGCCCATGCCACGCGCCGACGAACGCGACTACGAGAGGCTGGCGGCCATCGCCAGACGCCGCCGAGCAGAGCTCGGCCTTGCCCTGAACGACAAGAACGCGAAGGCCGGCGGTCTCTCTAACCGGACCTGGCAGCGCGTCGAGAAAGGGCTCGAGATCCGAGAGACCAACTACGTGAAGGTCGACGGACTCCTCAAGTGGGCCCCCGGCAGCTGCCTGGCCGTTCTCGACGGCGGCGAGCCGACGCCAGTCGAGGAGATGAAGGACCCCGCCGCTTCAGGTGTCCAGAAGTCACCCCTGCCGCCCGACGTTCTCGAGCGGCAGGCGCTCGAGACGGTGCAGTTGGCGTTGATCGCCACGGCTCAGGGAACGTCGGCCGAGGAGATCCGCAAGATGAGCGAACGTGCGGTGCGCGACCTGAAGGAACGCGGTCTGATCTAGCTGAAGTTCACTTCATTGGCGTACAACCCTTTGCGTTTTACTATTCTGTTACAAAGCTCTCCGTAGTCACTCGGTCCCAACTGGTCCCAAACGGCACTCGACATGGCAGAGTCGTTGCACGTCCTTGGAGGCTTCCCTTCCCGGCGACACTAGGGGGAGCCATGGTGCACAAAGACGCGCTCATAGTTGACTACGGGCCAAAGTTCCTCGGCACGGCGGCCCGTACCGACGAAGGGATCGTCTGCGTGGTTCCACGCCAGATCCGCGAGAACCCTGCGGCGCAGGCCTCGCTGACGGAGCTGGTGCGGGACCTCGGTGGTGAATGTGGTCTCTGCCTGAACTGCCCTATGGGCCGGGAAGGCTGAGATCATGACGGCGCGGAGCCACGGCGGCAGGGGTGCCTGCCGGGCTACCGCGCCGCACCGATGCACCAGGGGGTGTCATGGCCCGACGAGCCCAGGACGTCTACACCGAATGGCGCGGCGGAACGTGCCGCGTGAAGTGGTGGTCCGGCGAGTACCACGACGACGGCCGTAAGCGCTTCGAGTCCAAGGGCGGGTTCACCGACGAGGACGAAGCCTTCCAGCACGGCCAGGACAAGCTGTACGAGATCCGCCACGGCACGCACGTCAAGAACCGCGACGGCGCGACCCTCATGACGGACTGGCTCGACAGCTGGCTCGACGGCCTCGACCACGCGCACCTGACGGAGCAGAACTACCGGTCCATCGTCGAGACCCACATCCGCCCGTACTTCAAGAAGCGCAACGCCGCCGTTGCCGACATCGACGTGCTCGCCTACCGGGCCTTCCGCAAGCACATCAACGGCGTCCTGAAACCGAGCACGGCGAAGAAGGTCATGACGATCCTCGGCATGATCCTCGACGACGCGGTGCCCCGGCTCATCAAGGTCTCCCCCGTCGAACGCACCCGGCGCCGCGGCAAGTACACGCGCAAGCCCAAGGAGCGGAAGAAGGACATGCGGGAGGAGGCGGTCGAGCAGCTCGCCCGCAACGCCCGCACCCTCCTGGGGGCACCCGGCTACGCGTTCATCTGGACGATGGCCATGACCGGGATGCGGCCGGCTGAGCTGTACGGGCTCACCCGCGAGTACTGCTATCCCAACTGGCCTGGCGCCGATCTGCGTCTCAACCCTGACGAGCAGGACCGCTACGAGGACGACCTGGAGCGGTACGGCAAGGGCAACGGCCTGATGCCCGCCATCCGCGTCGAGCGCCAGGTGCAATACCAGGACAGCACGCTGACGTTCATGCCGCCCAAGTACGAGAGCTACCGCAGTCTCGTCATCCCGCCGTTCCTCGCCGGCCTGCTTGAGGAGACTCTCGACGGCCATGACAGCAAGTGGGTGTTCCCGGCCCTCAACGGCAGCAGCCTGGGCGCGATGAACTTCTCCTACGTCTGGTGGCGGCCGATCGCCGACGGGGCCGAGGAGCGGGTGGGGCGGCAGGCCCGGTGGAACCGGCCGGCGCTTCCGGCGGTGCCGTCGTTCGAGGGGAAGCGTCTGTACCTGATCCGGCACGGGCACAAGGCGTGGCTGGACGAGGACGGGCACAGTCGCTATGCGGTGGAGTCGCGGATGGGCCACGAGGTGCCGGGCGTCGAGGGGACGTACTCGTCCGTGACGGTGGCGATGGAGCGTGCCATCATGAAGACGTTGCAGGAGCGGTGGGAGCGTCTGCAGGAGCAGGTGCGGCAGGCGGAGAGCTGACCAGTTTCCCACTTCTTTCCCAGTCGGGGGATGCGGATCAAGTGCCCCGCAGGTCAGAGCCATTTCGAGGCCTGATCACTCAAGTACTACGACTTCTTCATGCCACCCGTTCGGGCGATCCGCTCACCTTGCTGTTTGAAGTTGCCTAGCTTCTCTAGCTGGCGCTTCTCTCCCAGGGAGTAGTCATCTGTACTCATGTGTGGGCATGTGTACGCATGATCATTTCCCACTTGTTTCCCAGTGGCAGACTGGTCCCAAGGCGATGCACATAAAAGCGCCGGCCCCGGTCTCCTGGGGACGCCCTTGGAGGCGATGGACGGAGACCGGGGCCGGCTTCTGTGTTCAACGAGCGTCACCCCACGTGAAGCACGGGGACTAGTTCACTCGTTCGGGTGGATACGCGGCTCATGCTGCCGGGCATCTCCCCGCCCCGCTGCCTAGCCCCCAAGGGGGTGCGGTGGGCTGTGCAGCCGGGCCTATCGACGCCCCGGGGACCTGAACCCCGCGGTGCCGAAACTCTCTCTTCAGTTGCCCGCTCGGGCGGACCTCAGGCTGGATATATCCAGCTCGCGAGGCGCCTCATAGCGTCTGACTCCACGTCATGATCGTCGGCGGGGGTCTCGATGCCGGAAGCTGCGCGTCATCGGCGCATCGCTGCCGACATCCGTCGCCGCATCGCCGCCGGGGAGTGGCGGCCGGGCGACCCTCTCCCCTCCCGCGCCGAGCTAGCTGCCGAACTCGGCGTGCACCCACAAACGGTGCGTCTCGCTTACGTCTTGCTGCGCCGTACCGGTGTCCTGGAGGGCGAGGAGCGTAGGGCGGTCTATGTGGCGCATCCTCCTGCTATGCGCACCCTCACGGACGCGGACGCCCCTTGGCCATTCACCAGCGAGACCACCGACACCCGCCCGCGCCCCGCCACGGAAGAACTTGCAGACCGGCTTGACGTCAGGGTGGGCGCGAGCCTGCGGCACGAGACGGTGGAGTGCCTGGATCCGGGCGGAAGGTCGGCGATGCTGGTGTCGTCGTGGTGGCGAGGCCAGCGTTGGCCGCACGCGTCGTACACGGCGGAGCTGGGGGTCGTCGCGCTGACTGTCGAACAGGCGCATGCGTTGGGCCTGCTGGTGGACGCTGTCGCGTTCCGAGTGGTGCGCACTCGCTTCGACCATGACGGTCGCCCCCTGGAGACTGCTGACCTGATTCTGCCGATGGATCGTTGGCTCATTCGGTTGGCGCCCACCCGAAGGTGAGCGGTTCGGCCGGGCCTGTGGGGGGCGCCTCGCTCAGGAGTAAAGCTGAGTTTCGGACCTGGCGGAAGATGCTCCATGCATATTCTTCGACTTTCCGTTCGCGCCCTGTGTGTTTCTGTAACGACTGGTCAGGCATTGGCCAAACGTTCCTGCGTTGCCGCAGGTCATCGACGTGAGGGTTCCCTAATCAGGGGCTGATGGGTGGCTGGAACCGCACGCTATAGAACCGGCCAGTCGCCCTGATTAGCCACCCATCGCGCGACTGGCGGCGTCGCCGGCCACCTGATAGTCCCGCCACAGCTGCTCGCCTTCTTCGCAGCGGCGGTCGAGGTCGCGACAGCCCCGGCAGCCGAGGAAGTGCTTTGCGTATCGGCCGTAGGCGCGCTGCACCGGGCTGAGTTCACCGGCTACGGGCTGCCCGCTTCCGCCTGCGGGTGGTTGCTCTCTACCCTCGTCCACGTCGACGCACCGCCTTGTGCTCGTCGGCCATGCCCCCGGGCCGCGGGCCAGCGGTCGCGGGGGTCCTGCAATTGCAGGGTACCGCTGCGGGATAGGCGGTATAGGTCGTATGGGTCGTCTGATCTCGCGTGTCCGGGTAGGCCGCCCTAGCTTCGGGATCATGAAGTGGGAGCCGGAGATTCCGAGGTGGCGGCAGGTGTACGCCGTGATGTCGGAGCGCATCCTGGACGGCACGTATCCGCCCGATGGCCGGCTCCCCTCGGCGATGGGGATCTGCGACGAGTTCGGGATCAGCCAGGTGACCGCGAAGCGCGTGTTGACGGAGCTGCGGAAGGCGGGCCTGGCCTACATGCAGCCGGGTATCGGCACGTTCGTCACGGAACTGCCGCAGCCTCCGAAGTCGTAGCCCGCTGTCACACCTCGCCGATACGATCTCGGCATGTCCACTCCTCCCCCGCCTTCGGGCCCGCCGCGGCCTGCCGTGGTCGTGCAGGCGGAGATCCGCGCGCTGTTGCAGGAGACGGGCGGCTGGCTGTGGGGGCCGACCCGGGACCGCTACGAGCAGCTGCGGGATGAGTGGGTGGAGGCCGTGCGCGGGGAGATGACCACCGCAGCGTGACGGTCAGATGTCCATGACGATGCCTAGCATCATCAGGCGGTATCCCATCGCGGCCGTACTCATCTGGAAGCGCTCGGCGAGGATCCCCACCAGCTCGGCGCTCGTCGCGAAGCTGGCGTCGGCTACTACCTCGCGGACCGTCGCCTCAGGCGCCAAGAGCGCGCCCGCGAAGCGATTCGCCTCCGCCTCTTCCCGGTCCGTGGGCATGCTCGGCTGGTTGCCGCAGGAGTAGCGGGCTGCCGTGTCGAGAATGAGTTCCCGGCGGCGGTGCATCCGGAGGTGGCCCAGCAGATGGGCCAGCGCGAACCGCTGGCTGATGGGCGACTGCTCAGAGTTGAGACCGATGACGTTCTGGCCCTCACGGCGCAGGAGCATGCCGGATACGTCCTGGCTGACGGGCCGCCGGACGACGGTCGCATCCATCTCACGGGCGACCTTTTCAACGTCCACGGGCGGCGCCGAGAGGGCGAATTCCTCGGCCATGGCACGGGCTGCCGCCTCGCCGCGAGCCACTGATCAACCCTGCAAGTCGAGGCGGGCGTTGGCCCACTTCACGCAGTAGGCGTTGCGGCCAATGACGACGGCGATGCCGATGGTCGCCGAGCTTGAGGTGTTGGCGTACCGGTTCCAAAGCGCACGGAATCCGGGCTCGCCAACCTTGTAGCGGTAGAACTTCGGGCGGTGGTACTCGGCGTAGTGCCGTACCTCGCGCCCACTGTCGGTGTAGTCGATCGCTGCCACGTGGCCTCCTCCGGGCTCAGCCGTACACCCATCGTAGGATCCTGACTCGTGAGCGACATAGAGTTCCCCGACGATCTGATAGCCCTGGAGCGCGCTGCCTGGGAGGAGCACCGGGCCGGGCGGCTTACCGTCGCCACCGCCAACGCCGTCCAGGACGCCATCACCGCGCACGCCACGGCGGCCGGGATGTCGCGGGTCGAGGTGGAGATGGCGCTCAAGCGGGCCGTGCGGCACGCGCCCGCCGAGGGCTGACAGCAGCGCGCCCCGCCTGCGTGACCAGACGGGGCGGGGCCAGAGCAACCCGGCTTGTTCGTCGGGATGATGAGCTCAGGCTACGCGCCGCCACTGACAACGCTGAGGCGTCGCGTCGACAGCACGTAGGCGCCCGCAGTCGGCAGCGCGGCGAAAGCGGAGCGCATCCGCTCGCCGGCTTCGCGCCCGCTGGGCTGCGCGGCGCGGAGCAGCAGGTGCGGCGGGAGTTCGTTGCGGTGCCTGCGCATGATCTGCCGCAGAGCTCGCTCGCGGTCCGGGTAGGGGCGGTGGGCCATGGTAGACAGCATGGCAGGAGATCACGCCTCGTCCGGCCACTCCGTCAACGTCTCGCCGGTGTCCTCGTCGACCAGGGTGATGCGGACCCTGGGCCCGCCCCAGTCTCCGATCCAGCCCCGGAGCCGGTCGCGCGCCACCGACTCACGATCCCACCAGCCGTGCATGGCCGGGCGGCCGTCGCGGGTCAGGGTGAGATGGAAGCGGCCGGGGTCGATGTTGCTGCTCACGGGTACCACCCTAGACTCGAACACATGAACGACATGCCGCCCGAGGAGCGCCTCACGAAACTCAGCGCGCTGGAGGAGTGGCTGGACTACCAGCTGCGCACCACTCGGGCGAAGATCCGCACGCTGCAGGCGGAGATCGAACGCGGCCGGAAAGCCGAGGCCCGGGCGTGGGCAGAGCAGCGCTGGAAGCTGGAGCCGGCCCGCGATCGGCGGACCGTGCTCCACCGGGGCGGCTGCGGCATCTGGAAAGGCAACCACGGCTTCCTCAGCCGGGATGAGGCGCTGCTGGCGCTGGAGGACGAGAGCCTGCACGTGGAGATGTGCGGGGTCTGCAACCCCGAGCCGGGCCTGCGCGGGTAGCCCGCGTCAGCGCGGGCCAAGGTGCAGTCGGCCGCATCGACAGACGGGACGCCGCATCCTCGCGCGGTCCGACCGGTGATGCACGCGCAGGCGACGCAGCAGGAACGAGAGCATGAGCACCTCCAGTAGCCGACCGACGAAGCCCCGCCGAGACGGGGGAGCCCGGCGGGGCCTATGGCCAGTGTGGCACGGGGCGGGCGGCTACAGGCCGATGTCTTCGGAAGCCGCGTCGGTCCACTTGTCGGCTTCGCGGATGTAGCCCCAGAAGGCGGGGCTATTCTCGGCGTGGCCGGACTGGGCGCGGATCTTCTCCTCACGCTTCCCGGCCTGCCGCGCCGTGGTGATGAACCCTGCCCGCATCGAGTGGCCGGTGAGGCGGACGGCGATCCCCGCACGCTCGGCGTTGCGCGCGATGATCTCGCGGACAGCTTCGGCGGAGAGATGTCCTGTACCCAGCCTTTCTCGGACGTCGATGGCGACGAAGGCTGGACCCGACTCGATGCTTGCAGCCGCCTTCCAGGTGAGCCAGGCGCGGACTGGGCACGTGTCGGGGTTCTTGCCGTAGGCGACCTCGACCTTGCGCGGCGGTCGGCCCTTGACGGCCGGGACTTGGACATCCAGTCCCTTGCTGACCTGCGTGATGCCTTCGGCTCGGAGTCCGGCGACTTCGGCGGAGCGTCCGCAGACCCCGAAGGCCATGAGCCAGAGTGCACGATCACGGAGGCCTGTAAGCCCGTCGGGTACGGCAGCGGCCATCTGCTGGAGCTGCTCAGGTGTGGCCGCTGCCGCCTTGCCCCGGCCGCGCGCAGTGCGTTCGGGGTCGTGCTTGAGCGGCTTGAGGGCTTGCCGGGCGGCGGCGGTGGCTGCCTTCGGTACCTCGACGCCGTACTGGTCCCGGGCGGTGACGGTGACGCCGGTGATCCTGCGGTCGATGCTGTTGGGCGCGGCGAGCTTGATGGTGTCGAGCCAGACGACGAACCCGACGAGCGTGCCCTTGGTGACGGCGGTCGACGCGATCCGCTTGCCGGTGCGCTCCCCGAGCCAGTCGTGGAACTCCTCCCACAGTGCCCAGTCGTTGGCGTAGCTGCGCTTCGTGTTGTGGGGGCGGATGGCGTCGAGGTGCTTCTCGGCGGCTTCTTCCATGGCGGCCAGGACGGCGAGCGTCGCAGCGTCGTAGACGGCAGGGGTCGCGTCCGACTGGTGCGGGACGAGGGCGTCGGTCACGGGCGCCACTCCTCGCGGTAGCCGGGCCGGTCCACGTAGGTCAGGGCGTGTAGGCGCAGCACCTCGGCCAGGACATCGCGGCGGTGGATGGCGGTCGCCCGGTCCATCTCCGGCATGAGGGTGTCTCGGCCGTCGGCCTTCAGCCTCTCGATCTGGGAGCCGAGTTCCTTCATCCGGTCGACGGCGGTGGCGTACTTCGCGATCACCTGCCGCTTGGCGTCGACCTCGCGCAGCACCCGCGCCGGATCATGCGTCACGATGTGCTCGGCGATGCCAGCCCAGTTGGCGGAGGCGCACTCTTCTGCGCGGTCGCCTTCGGTGGCGACGATGACGCCGGTCTCCCCGATCTGGCGGAAGCTGTCGCCCGCCCTCCGCGCGATCCGATCGTCCGCGTCGAGCTGGACGCGCAGCCATTGCACAAGGTCTTCAACCATGCCTGATTGTACCGTTTTTTCGCCCGCGATATGGCATGTTATCGAGAGCAGGGCCAGCCAACTCCGCCCCCAGGCACAGCAGAACGCCCCCTCCCGAAGGAGGGGGCGTCTGATGCATGACCTCGGCGCCTACCCGTGCCACTCAGTGTCGAGGTCTTGCATCCGCGTCTTCGCGAAGTCCTCTGAGACGGGTACGCCGTCCATGAACCACTCCGTCTTGCGTCCTCGACGCTTCACGCATTCGAAGCGAGGGCCGCGTTGGTAGGTGACGCTGTAGTTCGCTGTCCTCAGGCGCTCAAGGAAACGGGCGGAGATCGGGGTCATGCTTCAGTGTAGGCGGGCGCGCCCATCACGCGGGTTCGTCGTCGGCCGGCCAATCTGGCTCCAGGAACGGATTCGTGGCGGGCGCCGGGATGGGCGGCGGTTCCTCCTGGCCGAGCTGCACCAGCGACCTGACATCGGCCGCCGTGTCGTCCCGGCGCGGGCGGAGGGGGATCGGATCAGGCATGGTCACACTCCAGTTCGGTAGTAGTCCTCCACGTCCTGCGGCGGCGGCTGCGGGGTGCCGCCCAGGCCCGTCACCTGATCCCGCAGGACGAGCGCCCACCGGCTGATCGACCACAGGACGCCACGAGTCCGGGCCTGCTCCTCCCGCAGCTGGCCACACTCTTCCTTCAGGCGCTCCACCGAGGCCTGCAGCACACTCAGGTCGACCTGCTTCTGGTTGGGTGCGGCGTTGATCCGAGCGGCGACCCGCGTGCCGCGATAGGTGAAGAACCCCATCGTGATGACGCCGATGACACTGATGACCGCCCCGACCACTCCCCAGACACCGTTCACCCGGGTCTCCCCTCAACCACCACCTGGCCGAGGTCCCCGGGTGATCCGGTGTCAGGTGGAACTCTTGACGCGCACCAGATCACCCCGCAGTGCGATGTGATGTACCAGACGAACAGCCACAGGCCGCGCGGGTAGTCCCCGAGGATCCCGGCCCAGCCGTAGGCGAACGCCCAGAAGGCCGGGGGGATGCTCGCTGCTACGAACCCCCAGCCGTCCCGCCCGAACTTCAGCCACGCGCAGCAGAACGTGGCGGTGCCGCAGACGATCCACACCCACGCCCAGCAGTGCAGCGGCGCGAAGCGGGTCAGCAGCCCGAGTCCGGCCAAGGGGGGTGGCTCGACGATGAAGCTGGCGCCGAAGCACACCTTGCCGATGCCCATGAAGATCAAGAAAGGGCCGCGATTGCCGAGGTGTCCGCTGAAGTAGCGGAGCGCCCGGCGTGGCATTCAGACCGCCGTCGGGCCGGCCGGAGCCGAAGGACTGGACGGCGTGACCTGCACCCGGGTGAGCAGGGTCAGCACCGCGAGGACGACGGTGTTGATAGCGCCGACGGTTCCCTGGCTGACCTCGTAGCCGAACGCGGCGACGGCTGAGGCGCCAGCCGCGACGATGGCGGTGAACGCCTGCGGGGCGACCGGGCGGGTCATGGCGGCGGCGATCCCGCCGAGGATCGCCGACACCAGGGCGACGATGACGCCGGCCTGCTCCGCGGTCAGGCTCGTCACGCCGAGGGACACGACGAGACCGAGCACCGCGGACAGGGTGTTCAGTACGACGACCGGCTCTCTGCCGAACAGCTTCATGGTCAGGACTCCTTCGTGAGGGCCGCGCGCAGCTGGGCGACCTCGGTTCGCAGCGCCTTGAGTTCGGCGAGGATGGCGACGGTGTTCTCGGCGGACTTGCGGGAGTGCGCGTAGCCGGAGCCGAGCGCCACGTCGACGGGGATCTGCTTGTCCTGCAGGCCCTTGTCGTTGGGCCAGTACTTGGGGATCCAGTCGCCGAGCTTGATCTGGTCGGACAGCTTCATCTCTGCCTCCGTCGAGGGCTTGGGTGCGGCCGGGGCCGGGGTGGCGGGCCGTGGCGCGCCGGCCTTGGCCCAGGCGTAGATGGCGTCGCCGGGGCAGCTGGTGGCGTAGCCGTCGCGGTGGCCGCCGATCCACGGCCCGGCCGGGCCCTTCTCGCGGCAGTAGTCGATGGCGTCGCGCGCCCCGTGCAGTTGCGCGTCCGTCGGCTTCGTGAGGCCGGACGAGCCGACCATCAGCAGCACCGCGTAGTCCTGCTCGTTGAGGGTGGTGTTGCCGTTCGCCGAGTTGCGGCGGTGCAGGCCGCGCCCCTCGTAGACGTAACCGTGGGTGCAGACGACAAAGCTGTATCCGATGTCGGACCAGCCGTTGCCGTCCATGTGCTGGGCCTGGATCTGGCGGACGTAGTCGTCGCACCTGTCGTGCGGCCTGTCCGAGTAGGCGGTGCCGAGGTAGTGGAGCTTCACGCCGCGGCGGGGCCGACTGTACGGGGTGGCTCCGTTGGGTGTGCGGTAGGCGCGGGCACCCCACTGTGATCTGGAGACGAGCTGCACGCCGTCCCCCTTTCTGGGCGGGTTAGAAGGTGGTGCGGAGGAAGGTGATGTGGAGCCGGATGTTGGTGTTGCTGGTGATGTCGCCGCCTGCGGTGCGGAGGGTGACGATGCCGTCGACGCCGATGACGAACCCGCCGTGCACGACGCCGTTGTCCCAGCAGCCTGTGATGGTGTCGTGGGTGGGCCGCCACGAGGAGGGCACCGTGGCAGCGACGGTGTCGGCGATGTTGCCGCCGGAGGCGTCGATGGTGCCGCCGGTGCGGGTCAGGTACAGGTCGATGCTGGTGACGCGGCCTTGCCGGTGCCCGTAGAAGTCGTTGACCGTGAAGCCGGCCGCGGCGGACAGGCCGGTGGTGCCGGAGACGAGCGACGGCTCGGGCGTGATCCAGGCGGAGCCGTTGTACAGCTCCAGCCGGTTGACGTCCTTCAGCCACGTCGCCATGCCCTCCACGGGCGCGGTGAGGGTGGCGCCGCGTTCGGATGCGGAGTCGAACCACATCACCGTGTGAGGGATGATCCCGTCGGCGAGCGCCTGGACGGCGCCGGGGATGGACGGCGGGTCCGTCATCTGCCAGATCTGGACGTCCTGGCCGTACTTGTCGGGCGCAGTCACGGGCCCCCCTCTCAGGTCGCGAGCTTGCCGAGGACGGCCCAGTTGCCGTTGCCGAAGTCGGCGAGGACGACGAGGTCTCCGTCTGTGGGTGTGGTGTAGGAGGCGAGACGCCGGACGTCCATGTCGCCGTCGACTTGGATGAGGCCGCCGGTGAGGACGTCGGTAACGGTGGCAAGCATGAGCCGGGAGCCGCGCACGCTCGAGGTGTTCTCGCCCGCCCGCACCGCCTCTTCCGCCTGGAATTGGGCGTACTCGCGCGCGTGCGCGTGGAGGCTCTTGTCGCTCACGCGTCCTCCTTGGCGCTGATCGTGGAGATGGGGAAGTCGCCACCGATGTCCAGCGGCACCGAGAACGAGGCCACCTGGTGGAGTTCGCGGCTGCCGTCCTCGTGCACCACCCGCAGCACGTCACCCGGCTCCAAGGCCGGATTGGGCAGCGAGGAGATATCGCCGGACGCGTTCGGGGCCTTGGCCTCGGCGAGCTTGAGCCGGGCCGCGTTCTGGCAGGCGGCGAGCGTGGTCAACGTGGACGAGCTGTAGAACAGAGGCCGCCGACCGAAGGGGCCGCCCCAGTAGGTGGGGCTGTTGGGGTCGCTGTCGGTGGCCAGGTAGGACACCGGCGGGACGCTGTCGGAGGTGCTCTCCCCGCGCGCGAGGACCGCGTTGTGCACGCCGTCGCTGGCCATGGCCCGGTTGCCGGATATGTAGACGCCGCCCTCGGTCGCCTCGACCGCCCACACCGGGTCTACGGCCGCGAGGTCCGGCATGATCCGGATGACGAACACGCCGTCCGCGTTCGCGTACACCTCGGCGCCCGCGGCTGCGGCGATCTCCTGGCAGCCGGCCCACGGGTCGGCTTCGACGTCGAACCAGCGGGCGCCGATGGCCGTGTCGGTGATTTCGCTGATGACGTCGGCGCCGATGATGCTGCGGCGGATCAGGCTGGTGATGGCGGTGACGACGGTGCCGGACGCCCGGTAGCGGGTGGTGAATCGGTCGTCCTGGACGACCGCCTCAAGGCCTTTGCCCTGCAGCGTCACCGGCCCTTCGGAGACGTCGCCGTCCACGGAGTCCAGGCGGAACACCCCCAGCGGCACCATCTCGCTCGTGCCATCCCCGTACTCGACGCCGCGGGAGATCCGCAGCCGCGCCCCGTAGGTGGCGAGCTGATCCGAGGGGGTGCGCGGGATCAGCGACGGATCCGGGCAGGTGACGATGCACGTGCGGCGGATCGCCTGGCTGCGGTCCACCGTCACCGCCCCGCCGATGTGCGGCAGGTCGATGACGTCGCCCGTGGTGAGGAACAGCTGCACCTGCGTGATCGGCGTGTGCGACTCGGCGAGCCGCGCCAGGAAGCGGTCGGAGACGGGATACACCGATCACCCCCGGCGGTCGAGCAGCAGATCCTCGGACGTGGCGTACACGTCCAGCAGATCAGCGCAGGTGGCGAACTCCGTGACGACGTCCTGGCAGGTGCGCCCACCCGAGCCGTTGACGCCGAGCGTGACCGGCATGTCCTGCTGGGTCAGGGGCAGTGTCCACGCCCGCCACAGCTCCTGCGCGAGCGCGCCCACACGGGCCTCGGAGATCTGGGCGACGGACACGTACATGTCGGAGACGCCCATGCCCCGGGCGGCCTGCCACAGCAGCGTGTTGCCGGAGTCCAGCAGCAGGTGCAGGGCCTGCCGCTCCTCGTCTGACCGCGTCCAGATCGCCAGTTCGCCTTCCAGCCCGCCCCGGATCCCCGAGAGGACGACCGGGTTACGGCGCCCCCTCACACGGTGCACGGCCTGCTCGATGGGCCGGGCCCAGTCCGGAGCCCGCTGGACCAGCACCCGCAGGTTGCGCTGCGGGTTGCCCGGGTCCTTCAGCCACGCCTCGTTGAGGTTGGCCAGTTGGAGGGTGACGGGCGTCGAGGAGCGGGTGGATGCGGTCGTGCCGTCTGCGTTGCGGATGACGATGTTGTAGGCGACCGCGATACCGAACGGCGCCTCGTGATCCTCGACGATCAGAAGGTCCGTGGTGATGGGCTGCATGTCGATGAGCCCGTTCGTGCCGCGGACCAGCGTGCGGGAGCCGTCGGCGGCCGTGCGGTACAGCGACAGGTAGAAGTCGACCGGCAGCTCGCGCAGGGTCAGGGTGATGTAGCCGGCGTCGGAGTGCGCCTGGATCGCGGTCTGCGGCAGCACCTGCCACAGCGTGACCAGGTCGACGTTGAGGACGCTCGCACCAGCGGACGCCGTCGTGACCAGCTCGACCGCGGCCTGCGTCGCCCCTGCGGGAGCCACGCCCTCCGACGGCATCGCGTACCACGCCGATCCGGGCACGCCGTAGGAAACGCCGCCGTTGGTGCCGAGGTCGTTGTCGGCGGCGCCGTACCAGCGGATACGGACGACCACGGACGTCCACGTGCCGGCGTCCGGGTGGGCGACGATCTGGGCCCGCCAGTTCACGCCCTCAGTGACCGGGAATCGCGCGGAGCGGATCGTGGAGGCGCTGGCGGTGGACGATGTCACGGCCAGCGAGTAGGCGCCCTCGAAGGAGGAGTCTCCCCACGGGCTGGTGCGGGCGATCGTCGCCACGCCGGACGCCACCGTCCACCCGGCGACGCCCTGCTCGAACGAGCCGTCGGCGTAGGGGACGACGGTGCCGGCCTGCAGCTGCGGGGCGGCGGCGATGACGATGGTCTCCAGGCGGAGCACCTGCCCGGCCGACGCCCCGTCCAGGCCCGCGGCAAGCGAGCAGGTCGCGGCGTTCGCCGGGGCGATGTCGGAGACCCGTTGCCGGTACATGCCGGTCGCCGGGGTTGGCGGCGCGAGCACGCTGCGGGTCGCCTGGATCTGGTTGCCGTTGACGTCGTAGAACCGCAGCTCGATCCACGCGGTCGATGCCACGGTGGGCGGCTGCAGGTAGGCGTAGGCCAGGTACTCCTGGCCCGGGGCGACCGCCGGCCGGTCCACCGCCAGGATGCTGGCGTTGCCCGCGGCGATGGCGGTCATCGCCAGGGCCTGCCCACCGGCCAGGTAGTTGTTGACCGCCCAGTTCATGACCGGCACCTGGCGGGTGATGGACGCGTTGACCACCGGCGCCCAGCCGGAGGCGTCGACCTCCGAGCTCTCCGTGTTGAAGGGCAGCAGGTTGCCCAGCGTTCTGATGGGCGCCCCGAGATAGATGTTCTCCCAGAAGTGCGAGACACCCGCCCCGACCTCCGTGGACGACAGCAGCACCTGCGCCTGCGTAGCCCCGGCCGGGGCCGAGCCCGCCACCGACACGCGATGCCAGCCAGCCGAGGCAGACATCGTCGTCAGCGACCAGATGACGGACAGCTCCGTCGCCCCAGCCAACCACCGGATGCCGATCCGCTCCGGCACCTGCCCCGCCGTATCCGCGAACGCGTAGTAGACGGTGCCCGCGGTGACCGGGTAGGAGGAGACGGTGCGGGCCTGCATCTCCCCCGCGGCCACCGACCGCACCGACAGGCAGCCGCCCCCGCCGGTACGGCCGCCGATGCCCATGAGGATCGTGCAGTTGAGCTTGGCCGTCCAGCCCGAGGTGTTCGGGTCGATGGTCTCCGTCGTGGCCGAGAGGAGGTTCCCGGGAATCGGCATCAGGGCCTCCTCCCGCCACGGCCAGCAGCCATCACCAGACGATCCCGCTCCATAACCACCTGCTGCGCCACGCCCTGCACCTTGCCGAGGAACTCACCGGAGGTCAGGTACAGGTCGCCCTCGAACCGGGACGTGCCGCCGGCCGCGGCGAGGCTGGACATCGTGCGCCACTGGCTCGGCGTGAGCACCGCTTCGGGCTGGCGCAGGTGGTTCACGCCGATCTGCCCGGGGCCGAGCCAGCCGCCCTCGTCGTAGCCGCCCGGCCGGTTGTACGCCCGGGGCAAGCTGCCGTACCTCGACAGCGCGTACCGCATGGAGGCGTACACGTTGGCCAGCGGGTTGGTGCTGACGCCGTAGGAGAACGGCCCCTTGTTGCGGAACCTCCCCGCGTGCGCGCGGAACGTCGGGCCGATCACCTGCATCAGGCCGACACTCGGAGTTCCCGCCTTCCAGTTGGAGTCCCACCGGTTGACGATGTTCGGATCGCCGCCGGACTCCTGGTTCATCCTGCGCAGCGTCGTGTTGGCGTGGGCGCGCGGCTGGCCGACCAGGTCGAGTGCCTGGTTGACGACGCCCCGCCACCGCTGGACGCCCTTCCCGCCGGAGCCCTGGCCACCGCCGGTCAGGTACGGCATCGGGTCGACCGGTCGGCCGTTGAGCCGCGCCTCCAGGTGAAGGTGCGGGCCGGTGACGTTGCCGGTGGCGCCGACACGGCCGATGGTCTGACCGGCCTGGACGGCTCCCGCCTTCTTCACCATGGCGGACAGGTGGGCGTACAGGGACTGCAGCCCGTGCCCGTGGTTGATCAGGATGTGGTTACCGTAGGGGCCGCCGGACCGGGCAGAGGCGATCTGCCCGTTGGCGACGGCGTGCACGGCCTTCCCCACCGCGGCCGGGAAGTCCAAGCCCGTGTGCCTACCGGAGGACCACATGCGGCCGGCGACGCCGAACTTGGTGCCGTAGGCGGCGTCGACGGGCTTGACCCACTGGCCGCCGCCCATCTGGGAATCCTCGGACCCCTTGATGAAGGCGAGCGCCTTGTTCAGCAGCGACGTCGGCAGCGCCTTGGCGAGCGCACCGAAGCCCTTCGTGCCGCCGGGGATCCTGGCGATGAGGTCCCGGATGGGCTTGGCCGCGAGCTGGGCCGCCTTGTAGACGCCGCCGAGGACCCAGTCCTTGCCCTTGCTGACGAGGTTGCCCAGCTTGTCGAGCGTCCCGCCGAACCAGTCGTCGATACCGCCGTGGTGGCCGACGATGCCGCCCTCGGCGTAGCCGAGCAGGCGCCGCACGGCACCGGCGCCGCCGCGGTTGCCCGCGTCATTGAGGGCGTGGATCGTGCCCGGTCCGATGCCGCGGACGACCTCAGGAACGAGGACGCCTTCGCCGGAGCGCATCGGGGTGAGGACGTCGTCCCGCTTGGCCGACTGGTATCCGGGCAGGACACCGCCGCGCGCCCAGCCCTTGGGCTTGAACGCTGGGAGCTTGTCGATCGGCAGGACCTTGGCCGCGGCGTTCCACAGGCCGCGCACGCCCTCGTTGTAGACGATGTCGATGACCCACTTGATGGGCGCCTTCGTTGCGTTCTTGATCTTGTCCCAGGTCTTGGCGATACCCTTGCGCGCCGCGTCGAACGCCCCGACCAGCCGGTCCTTCAGAGTCGCTGCCCAGCCAGGCACGGTCTGTGTAAAGAAGGTCCTGATCGGCGACAGGATGTTCTTCTTGATCCAGTTCCATACGGTGCTGATGCCGTTGCGCATCGTCACGTAGGAGCCGACGACGCGGAGGCTCAGCAGCCGAGCCCAGCTCGGGATGGTGACCGTGAAGAAGGTCCTGATCGGCGTGAAGATCTTGTCGCGGATGAAGTTCCAGGACGCGGAGATGCCGTCCCGGATGCCGCGCCACGCCGGCAGGATCACCTTGTCGCGCAGCCAGATCATCGCCGGGCCGAGCCGATCGGCCACCCAAGCGACCAGGGACGCGATGACCGTCACCAGCTTGGTCAGCCATCCGATCGCCGTCTGCAAGGCCCCCGCGAGGAGCCCCGTCAGGAATCCGACGAGGTCCAGCAGCGGCGGCAAGAGCCACGACAGGACCTTCACCGCGAGCTCCAGCACCAGCGCCACGATCTTCGCCAGCGACGGGATGATCGGCACCAGGGCCAGCGTCAGCTGGACGAACGACGGCATCAGCTGGCTGAGCAGTCCCGCCGCCAGAGACACCACCTGGCCGACGAGCTGGCCGATCAGCGGCCACAGCGGCTCCAGCGCCTGGAACAGGGTGAGGACCGCAGCGGTCAGCGGCGGCATGGCCTGCAGCAGTAGCCCCGCGAACAGCTCGCCGAGCTGAGCCACCAGCGGTGCCAGGCTCGCGACGATCGGGATCAAGGCCCGCCCGAGCTGGGCGGCGATCTGGGCGATCGGCGGCAGCAGGGCGATGGTGGCCTGGGCGATCGCACCGAAGGCGGTCGCCACCGCCGGCAGCATCGGCTGCAGCGCGGCGAACACCTCCTGCACCAGCTGCAGGGCGATCGGGATCAGCGGCTCGATCGCCACCATCAGGCTCAGGAAAACCTGAGTGATCATCTCGGCGACCTGCGTCAGGATCGGCGCGAGCGCCTGCACCACCGACGTCAGCGGCCCGACCAGCGCCGCCACCAGACCGGTCACGAGCGCGATCACCGGCTGCAGGGCCGGCGCCAGAGCGTTGACGATGGAGGCGATCAGGGCAGCGATCGGCTGCAGCAGCGGCATGACCGCCTGCACCACCTGCACGATCGCCGCACCGACCTGCACCAGGACCGGCATCAGGGCCTGCACGATCGGCATCAGGACAGCGCCGAGCGTCGTGGCGAGCTGCTGCAGCACCGGGCCCAGGACGGTGGCCAGCTGGGCGATCGGTGCCGCGATGGCGGCCATCAAGGGCACGGCGGCCTGCACGACCGCCCCGATGACGGGGACGATCGCATTGACGATCTGCGCCACCGAAGCGAACAGGCTGCGCAAGGTGGCCTGCATCTCGGGCGCGGCGAGGATGCGTTCCAGTTCGCCGAAGACTTGCCCGAGCGCGCCGACGATCTCGCCGCCCGCGTCGGAGGCTGCCTTGAAGATCTGCTGCACGACGCCGAGGACATTGCCGAGCAGCGTGCCGAACTGGCTGAGGATTTCGAAGGCGGTGGTGATGCCCTCCTCCAGGCCGCCCGACTCGAAGCTCTTGGTGATGCCGTCGGTGAAGGACGTGATGGCGCCGGCCATCTGCTGCATGAGCATGTTGAACGCCGGCTGCGCGGCGACGGACAGCTGACCCCACGCGGTGATGAGCTGGCCCGGCGCCTTCTCGAAGGCGCGCAGGTTCTCCGTGGCCCCGGCGAGGATCTTGTCGAGCATGCCGCTCTTGGCCATCTCGGTGATGGCCCCGCTGGCGTTCTTCGCCATGGCGTTCCACACGCCGGCCGTCGCGGTGAGCTGCCGCTGCAGGACCGGGATGGTGGTGCGCCCCAGCGTGGCAACAGTGGAGTCCAGGCCACGGAACAGCTCGTTCTGCACCGACAGACGCATGGACGTCCACGCAGGCCCGAGCCCTTGCACGGCTCTGACGAAGCTCTGCGCGTTCGGCGCGAGCTTGGCCATGGCCTCGGAGAACTTCGACGTCTGTGCCGCGGCGGCAGCCTGCGCGTCGGCCACGGCGGACATCGCCTCGGCGACCGCGCGTTGGGCGTCCTGCACCTGCTGGGCGCCCTCAACGCGGGCCTCGTTCACGCCGCGCTGCGCGTCGGCGAGGGCGCGCTCCTTGTCGGCGACGTTCTGGTTCGCCTCGGAGATGCGCTCCTTGACCGCGAGCACCTGCTGCGAGCCGTCGACGCCGGCCTTGTTGGCCTTCTTTGTGTCGTTGGCGAGCCGCTTCGTCTCCCGCTGCTGCTCCTGCAGGTTGAGCTTGGCCCGCTCGTAGCGGATCTGCAGCTCCTCCAGCTCCTGCGGGGTGACGCCGGGCTTGCGCTGGGCGTCGCGCAGTTCCTTCTCGGCGTCCTTCAGCCGCAGGATCGCTTCGCGCTCGTCGAGGTGGGACTCGGCGAGCCGCTGGTTCATGTCCTCGAGAGCACGAGCCGCTTCGCGCCGGGCGTCGTTGAGGTCCGCCTGGACGGCTCGGGCGTCTTGCTGCGCGTCGGCAGGTCGCGCTCGGCGTCGCGCACCTGCCGCTGCGCGTCCGCGACGCGCTTGGCCGCGTCCACGCGCGCGCGTGCGAGGTTCCGCTGCGCGTCCGCGAGTCCACGCTGGGCCGACTCGACCGCCTTCGTAGCGGAGGCAGCGGCCTTGGCGTCCGCACTGGAGTCGGCGAACGCCGCCTTAAACGCCTCACCAACGCCACTGAGCCCCAGCTTGAGAGCACCAGCAGCCGCACCGGCAGTGGTCAGAGCAGGGGCCAGCAGCGCCGCCCCGGCGGCGGCCGAGGCGAGGTTCGCTCCGACCGCCACACCGGCCAGCGCGCCGATGCCCTTCAGCCCGGCGCCGAACGCCTTGGAGAAGGCGCTGGCCCCGGACTTGCCCGCGTTGGAGGCGCGGGAGGTCACGCTGCGGGACCAGTCGCCCTCGAACTCGGGCCGGATGGAGACGTAGCCCCGCCCGACGAGCACACCGCCAGCAGCCACCGCGCACCCCCGTTACTGGTCCGCGGCGGGCCTCCCGAAGAGGCGCGCCAGCTGCTTCGCTCCGGAGCCGTGCCGGCCGCCGAAACGGATCACGTTGCTCTTGCGTGCGGGCTGCACACCCGGGCGCGGAATGGGATCCGGAGGCTTCAGCCGACCGGTCTTCTTCGGGTCGGCGCCGAGCTTGACCGTGGCGAAGGTGTTCTCGCGGACCGCGTCGACGACGCTCGCCAGCAGTTGCCGGTCCAGCGTCCAGGCGTCTTCTTCCGGCGTGGACCCGCGCACCGCCCTGGCCGTCGCGGAGTCCGGCGGCAGGAACCGCAGGAAGACCCGCAACTCACGCCACGACATTTCCCCGCGGTACAGCTCCAGCAGCGAACGGCCCGGCCAGTAGTGCGGGATGTCCCATTCGACGGCCTCCCCGTACTCCTCTAGGAAGCGGCGGAGGCCGGCGATTCCCCCGGCTCGACACCGGAACGCTTCTGCCACTCCTGTGCGATCAGCTCCAGATCGCCGAAGGTGTATCCGGCCGCGTACATCTCCCGCACCTTGTCCGGGCCGAGGAGGTCCTTCAGCACGGCGACGGTGTTGTCGAGGTCGCCGACCCGCTCCTGCAGCTCGAACGGTAGAGCCTTGATCGGCGGCAGGGTGAACTCGACGTCGAACAGGTTGTAGGTGGTGGGCTTGGGCAGGGCGTCGCGGCGCTGCTGGGCGAGCGAGTTGAGGTCGACGACTTCGGTGCCGGCGGTCTTGCTGGGCATGCTGTTCTCCTCGCGGGTGTAGCGGGTTGGGGCCCGGCAGGCGCGACCCGCATGGCACGCCTGCCGGGAGATGGGGTTACGCCGCCGCGGCCCAGGCCGGGTCGTTGGACAGCCACACGGCGATCTCCGGC